TATCTTTATATCCTATTAACCATTCTTTTCCTAAATGTCTAGGATATAATACTCGTTTAACAATAGCATTTGGATATTGTCCACCTACATCCGCATCTCTTAATATTTGAGATTCAGCAGGAATTAACTTTCTAGGTTTATCATTACTATGGATTCCTCCTCTAGCAATGGTATATATAGTTCCTTTATAATCTAATTTAAAGATTTGTCTCTCTCCATCTGTATCTTGTATTACAGAAGTGTCCTTAACTAAATTATAGAAGTCGTTAAGTTCTTGTGTTTTAAATTGTACATAATTAGGAATACATTGTCCAAATGTAAAGTTATCTATATACTTAGGGAGATTTTTAACTGTACTCCAGGTTAATCCTGAATTCTTACAGTAATTAAGTTTATTTAATTCATCTCCAATTTTGACATCATTGTAATTAATACAATTAATACCAAATTCAGTTTGTATATCTCTACGTAATTGTAACTTATCTTTTCCTTTATATAGAGGATTATCAGTATTTCCTATAGTTATCTGATAAAATGCATAAGTAGCTTCTACATCATTTAGATTATAAAGTAATATCTTATCTATTTCATTATCTTTAACTATATGATCTGGACTAAATGGTAAATCCTCTACATTATAGAAGTCCATAGCTATTTCTAAAACCTTTAGACTAGTTCGTTTTGCAGCATTATTATAATGCCATATTTTATATAAATCTAATTGAGGAATAATAGTTTTCCATTCAGGTATACTAGACCATTCTGATTCTATTATTTCATTAGATTTATCATATATATTACCAACTACTGCTTCCACTGCTTCAATTGTAGTTAAGTCAAAATAATATATTTCAGTTAATAAGTAGTGTATTATAGGATAGTCATAATCTAAGTTATTAAATCCTATTAATCCTGAAACTTGTTCTTGTAAAAATCTGATATATTCTGAAAAGTTATTTCTGGATTTGTGTATTACAAATTGATGTATTTCTTTATTATCGACTGCCATAAATGTAGCAGTATGACAATTAGAAAATACCTCTAAATCGTAGACCCAGATTCTCTTCATTTGTTATCCTTTCTTATTCTATTTTTTGTAACATACTTTCAAAACAATTATCATCATTAGGGTGACCATATCTAAAATTATTTGTAGAACTAGTTTCTATATCATATGTTACTCCTGAAAGATATTTTTGTAAAGTATTATCAAAAGCTTTTTTATAATCTTCAGATAAATTCTTATAACATAATTTTAGAATAGCTTTTATGTGACTTGTTTCTAAATCTTTAATTAACCTAGTTATTGGTTGATCTAATAAAACATCATCTTTATCATATAGAGATGTCCAATATAGATATTCTTCTGGTGGTAATCCTTGGGAAGCTAATATATCTGATTCTTCGTCATTCCAAATCTTTAAACTATCTAGAATAAGTCCTAAATTAATAAAAACTTGTCCTATACGTTGATCTGGATTCTTTTTCCAATAATCTAAAGTTTCTTTAGAAATATTAAATTCTGGGGTACATCCATGTAAAAGTTCACAGTTCCATCTTTCTGCAAGTTTATCCCAATTTACTTTTTGTAAAAAGTTGTCAATTCTTTCTATTGGTCTCATCTTCTAAATATTTAATTTCTGTATAATTACCGGTTGACTTAAAAATAATAGGTTTCCAATCATCATGAGATTTACCACATTCTTTACATAATGTTTTAATCCATCCACCAGATGTATTTCCTATTTCTCTAGTAGAACCACATTCTTCACATATTGTATGAGAAGCATTTTCTAATATATCTATAATACTAGGAGTAGATATACAATATAAACATAATGATCCATATTTCTCTTTAATTTGAGAGAATTTAAAAGAAGGGGGATCTAACCAATGTATATCTAGTTTACATAATATTTTACCTAATCTTTTATAGTAATATCCTGGTATTATAGCCCATGACCATAAATGTTTTAACCAAAAAGGCATCCATTTAGGCCAATACGAATCTAATATAATTGCAGCAGATAAAGTTAATTGATCCCAACCTCTTCCATGAGCAAAACATAGATTTATATGACTATATTTATTTCTATAGTAATTTCTTTCTTTATCTGTCATTGTTATAAATTTAAAAAATTAAAACATTAATTCTACTACGTATTTTCCAATACGATTCTTAACTTACTAAAGGGTTGCTGGATATAACTGTCCACGTCAATGAATAAAGCCCCTAGTCTTTATTATTTAATAATAACTATAGAATTAATGTTTTAAAGAAGTTTATTTTTTACGAGAAGTCACTTTAGTAAGTTTCCTCTTTTCAATCTTTTCTTGTAAAAGTTTTTCTGCTTCTACTTTTGATATAGGAACTATTTTTCCTTTATCATTTTTTGTACCATATTTTCTTCTGACTCTCTTAATATCTTTAGCAGAATAACCTCTTATTATTACATGAATTGTATTTTCTGGATATCCAAAAGATTTAAGATACTCTAGTCGTTTAATCTGTTCTTCTGAAGAAAGATTACGAAAACGTTTAGGTATTGGAGTAGGTCCAGCTTCTACAATCTGTATACTTGGAATAAGTATTTCAGAAGGTAATTTATCTATCTGAGATTTTTCCCAACAATATATGTCTTCTAATTTAAGGATATGATTAAGACCATGTTCTTTTAGAATAATAACTGTAATAGGAGTATCCCTTTTCTTAATTACTTTTTTAGTAACAGTTTCGGTTTGAAACCATACATGATATTCTCCATCTTTAGAGTTTTGCCAAAAAGATTTACCACTTTTAGTTTTTGTTATCCAAAAACCTGGTTTATGACTACGTCTCTTTTTCTTAATTTCAATCGTTTCAGTAACAGTCTCATATTTTTCAATTTTTGAGAATATATCAATTTGAGACCATCTTCTTGGAGCTTTACCTATTGCGATAGTAGTATTTTTTCTACGCCCTGGAGTAATTATTTTACCCCTAAATGTTCCTAGTAAATCCATATGTTTATATAATTATTTTTTGATTTTTTTAATGAATTGTCTTACATATTTGGTAAATTCCCAAATACTCTCATTATCAACTATAGTTTCATCTAATCCTGTCTTTTCGTTCTTAATAGTCTTAAATACTTTCTTAGTTAATGGAGATGATTGTTCCACTCCTTTCTTAACCTCTGGAGTAATTTTGATTATTTTAGGTACTAAGATGCCTCTAGCTGGATTATCTTTCTTTTCTGGTATAAGATTATCACTTTTGATGATCTCTTCACAGTGGTCTTTATAATAGGCAAAATCGACATGTTCGAATATAGTAATCTCTTTACCTGTCTTTTCATTCTTGATAGTTCTAGCTACTTTTGTGACATCATCTACTCTCTTATAGGCTCTATTAATAGCTTTTATTTCGTTAGGAGCAATAATAGTATAGATGTATTCAGCAGTACCAGTATGATCATGGATTGGTTGTTCTATTGTAACTTTATAAGTTTTGAAAACTTCACTTAATTTAGTATTACTAGCACAAACTCTAAATTTACCATTATGACTTTTAATACGAAGAGGTTTTTTTGTATTAGGAACTATTACTTTAGTTTTAACTAATAGATCGGATGTAATAGGTACAAATACTTGTTCTGTAATATTACATTTCTTTTCTTCGTTATAACCAGTAATAAAGGTATTATACTGCCCTTTTATACCATTAACTTCTACTAGATCATCACGATCTTTATTTTCAACGATTTTAGTATCAATACGAATACATTTATTAGTATTATCATGAGTCTTATAAATGTTTCTATTAGGAAACTTAACTCTTTCTTGATATATACTATTATCTTCTTTAGTAGCAGTAAAAGATCTTCCTATTTTAGGAACTAGTACTTTCTTAAATTCTGCCTTAGATATATAGGAGTAACCTTGTTCATTAACTAATTTCTCGGCTTCTTCCCAAGGTAAACGATCCACAGTACTTCTATTTTTAGAAATGATACATACTAAACGTTTAGGAGACTTTCCTGGTTGATTAATAGTAGGTTTAACTATAGGTTTCCATTCTGGTTTGTCGGGATATTTATAAGTTATAGGAGAAATAGATATAATTTCAGGAAATTTTCCTAATTTAATATATTTCCCTTTTCTTTTAGGATGTTGTACTTGTAATGATTCTTCTAACTCCTTTTCTTTTTGATTACGTTTAAGTTTTCTAGAATTAAAAAAATCTTGTTTCTTTTGTTGGTTCTTTGAAAATACTAATTGATATACTTGTGCGTCCCCATTAGCTCCCTCTATAAAGAGTTCATTGCCTTTCATATCCTTAACTGGGACTTTTAACTTTTTTACTTCTCGCATGTGTTGAGATTTGTATAAATCAGAATTAATTAATTTATCTGGAAGATTTTTATTGATTATCCCAGAATTTAGTAATTCATTCCAAACTTGGTTTTTGAGTTTCTCGTCATCTGAATATATAAATACTTCATCTTTAGATGAGAGTAATGAAAAAGGATGTGTAAAATGAGTTTTATCCTTTAAATGATCTGATATGTTAAAGAAAATTAAATCACTATTCATTCTATATAGGGAACCATTTATATTAAGGATTCTACCCAATCTTCTTACCCATTGACTACTATCTTTAGGATATAAATCGTCAACTAGTAATCTAGTATTGATATAATGTTCTGCAATAATTTTATCCGTTTCAGTTGGAATATCTCCATCAAATGGAAAGATAATTTTTCTGATAGGATGAGATTCGTGAACACCACTAGAAATAGATTTAATAGTCTTTCCTTTAATTCCATATAAATTATCAACTAAATTTAATCCTTGTACATAAAAATAGTACAGTTTCATTTTTGATATTTTTTGATTAATTACTTCATAAGAATAGTTATATCCCTTTTGTTTTCCTAATTTATACATCCAATAATTCCATATTAGAGTTATAGGATAATTATAACATTTTCTTAATGATCCATTGCTTTCATAGACTTTCACATATACTAAAGTTGTATCATTAACAACTCTAATATGTCCAGTCTCAAGCATTTGTTTGATACGTTCTATTGTAAGATCTTTAAATCCCTCTGATTTAATCCAATAGATAGTTTTAGATATTCCTTCTGTTTTAACTAAAGATATATATTCGAATTCAAAGGTATCTGAAAATTCTTCAATAGTTGGAAGTCGATACAAATCGAATTTATTCCAATTTACTATTTTTTGCATAGCTTTTTGAATTCTTTTCTACTCATACCTGGAGTACTAATAATCGTACTAGAAGAAGTAAATTTCATATAAACTTTTTCAGGTTTATTAGTGTTATGGATAATATTAACATCTTCTCTATTAATATCATGACTATCCATAAGGTATTTGATCTTTTTACGAAGATTATGTTTTTTTCTACTTTTTGTCATATTACCAATCTATTAATTGTTTATTTTGACCTTCTAAAATTTGATTAACTTTAGAAAAATGTTTACATCCAAAGAATCCAAATCTAGCACTAAATGGACTAGGATGAGGTGCTTTGAGTATAGAATGTTTATTCTTATCTATAAGATATTCATAATTTTGAGCATGTTTACCCCATAATAAGAATATGAGTCCTGATTCAGAGTATTTAGATATTCTATGAATCGTAGTTTCAGTAAGATAATTCCAGTTAAGATTAATTCCTATTCTGTCATCTATGTGAGATTTAGATAAACCTTCTCTTACAGTAAGACATGTATTAAGAAGGAATACTCCTTGATCTACCCATCTCATTAAATTTGAAGAACCTGAAGTAGATCTACCTAGATCATTTTCTATCTCTGTAAATATATTACGAAGAGATGGAGCTATTGGATAACCTTCTTTAATACTAAAAGCTAATCCATGAGCTTCTCCGTTGATATATGGATCTTGTCCTAATATAACTACTTTAATTTTTTCTAATGAAAGAGAATTATATATATTAAGAATATCAGTGTAGTTGGGAAATATCTGTTTTCCTGGAGTAGTACGACTATCATAGTCTTTAGAATATTTATAACCATTCTCTTCTAATAGGGTTTTTAATCCCATAGTTAAATTAGGTTGCCATGCTAATTCTTCTTTAAGAATAGTTATAGTATTCTTGAAAGAAACAGACTCAAAGTAATCTTTTAATAAAGTGTACCAAGGGTCTGTTATCTGAAGTATATCAATTTGTTTCATTTGTTAAAATAATAATTTGATATATAGAATTTAATGTTCTGAAAGTGGTTTCATTTATTACTTCTACAACTGTACTTGTACGAAAATAACCTTTATCGGTATTTATATAAAATACTTCACCTACTTTAGGGATGCTATTAGTATATCCTATTTTTTTGTATCCTTCTTCTATATTATTAGGATGAGGAGTATCAAGTAAGGATTTTAGTTTTATTAGTTTAATCTTTTTCATCTTTAGTTTTATTGATTAAAGATTTTAATGGTGAGAAACATTCTTTACAAATATGTAAATCTCCATTAATATGACCATTTGATAAGCTAACAGGAATACCTGTTATACCACTTTTATTCATAGCTAAGGCACATTTTTCAAAGGAAAATTCTCTACCACAAATAATGCATATAAATTTTAATATTATTATTTTTGATTTATTTTAATTAAAAAACTAATCTACTCTTTTATATATTAAGTAGACTAGTTTAAATAAGTACTTGATCTGACCCCTCAAACCTTTTACTTATACATTTAAAGATTTATCATAATCTTCTAATATTTTTGTTATATTTCTAACTGTACGAATTATTTCAGGGTCTTTATCTATATGTATAAGAGTATAAGCAGAATTATACATATCAGTCACATTAGTTGCTCCTGTATAATTTAATAATCGCATTATAGTAGTATCCTTTACTCCTTTGTTAGTAAGAATATAACATATAATTTTTCTAGCATAAGTGTATGTATCTTCTCTATTTAAAGGAGTGTCAATTAGATCTTCGTATAATATTGTTAAATAACTACATATTTCTAATACCATCATTTTAGAAGAAAGTATCCTCATAGATAAAATTTCACACTCTTTAGTACTAGTATTAATTTTTATAGTAATTTCCATAATATAGTGATTTTTCTAATAATTCTTGATCAAAGTTTTCATCTGTTGATTTGATTTTCCAATCAGATATATTCCAAGAATTATAGAGTTTATGAAAGAAGTTTATTGATTTAAATCCTTGTCTTGCAGATTTAATAAACTTACGAATACGTTTGTTAGCCCATCTTTTATCATTTCTATGAGCTTTACCTTTAAAGATAGCTGTCTTTTTATATGAGTTGCTCATGATATTATTGTTTAGGTATAAATAAAAATAGGGGTTATAGTTGCTTTTCTTATATTGCACTCTATAAACCCCTATTAATAATTGATTTGGTGATTGTTTGTTAATCCAGATTTGTAGTAATTGAATCTAGAACTTCTTGACTTGCTTCTAACTTTACTTTATGACTTAAATTAAATATACTTAACTTGTTATCCAACTCGTTTATTTCTTTGTCGAGTTCTTTTATTATTTTTGTTTCAGCGTTAAGATCTTGTTGAAGTTTCTTTTCCTCAACTCTTCCAGAACGAAATTTAATGTAATATTGATTAGGCGATTTCTCTCCTTTACCAATTTTTAGATTCTGTTCAGCAATTGCAACAGTAAGTTGTATTCTTAAATTATCCTTATCTGCTTTTAATTGTTGAATTTCATTGATTTCATCCTTTTTATCGGATTGTTTACTAAGTAATTTAATACGTGTGTTGTCCTCTTTTATAACCCTTTCAAGCTCATCCTTGAGTCTTGTGGCTTTATAGAGTGTTATAGTTTTCTTCATATATATCGTTGAATAGTGAGCTTCTTTAGGCCCTTATTTGACATCTCTTATATCATTGATATAAACAAATTAACTTCTGCTATAGTTATAACAGAATCTTTGTTTAGATCAAATCGTTTGTTATATTTGTATATTTCATTACGACTTGTATGTGGTGTTTCAATAATAGTAGAATCATGTCTATCAAGCATTAGAGGAACAAATGTAGCCATATATAATGTAGACTCCTTTCTTGCTTTCTTTCCTTTTAATGCTCTTTTATAATATAAATGAACATAATCTAATTGCTCAGATATTGTCATATTATATAAGTCTAAAGTAGTAGTACCTAAGCTAATTGCTGTAGATGGAATAAATTGTATTAATCCTACTGCTCTTCCTTCTTTGATTCTAGTTGTATCATCTTTTGAATCACCATGTTGTCTATTGACAGCTTTAGTGTATCCTCCAGATTCTACAAATATTATTTTATATAACCACGTGGTTTTTATTCCTAAATCATCTGCTATCTTTCTAACTTTTTTTCTGTCAGACTTTGTAAATTTATCTAACATTTTATAATGAGAAAGAATTTTAACATCAATAGAATCTTTATTTATTTCTATCGGTGTCATCACAGATTCTTGGTTTAAGATCTGTTTCTGCATCTGAGGTGTTGATAATTCAGGTGCAAATAGTGTATTAAACCAAAACATTAGGAATACAAATATGTATTTTTTCATATTGTTTGTTTTGGTTTGACTTAGCCTTTTATTTCTAAAAAGCGTTAACGATGTTCTTATACGAAAGCTTTAGATAAGGGTTCTGTATAATCACGGACTATTATTAGTTTCTACATTTGATTATATAGCTAAACAGTTTATTGATTACTGTATTATAGAGATACCTCGGAAAGGTTATAGTCTTATCTCCAGGCTAAGTATTTGAGTACTTAACCCCAATTTGTGATATATTTACATCAGTCCCCACTGATGAGAATGCTATGTGAGAGGAATAAATCGCACTCTACTGTATTTATCCTGTGTATTTAGTTTTTTAAAGAAATTTGTTGTCTCCTCTATACCATTTCTTATAGCAAGAGGTGTATTAGACAATAGTGTAGTAAATATTATGGTACTTATTTTAGTATTTTGTATAATAGGTTTATCCACTATACTATTTACTAGAATAGGTCCTTTCAAACTACTGAATAGTTGATTTAAGTAATCTACTACGTTTCTTTTTCCAGATGATATTATATCATTCAGATATACTACATCGTCATAGATTCCTCTATGGCTTCTACCTCCATTCCTAAATCTACTCATCCTTGGTAGGATTTCTGTAAATATTAGTTCATAAAGATTGATTCTTTTTGAAAAAGAGAACCATCTTCTTTTGAATATAATATTTCCATTCTTCTTGACATGGATATGTTTATATTCTGGAAATAGAGTATGTAGAATACGTAGAAGATTCTTCTTTCGTACTTTATTTAACTCTAATTTTGATTTCATTGATTTTAAGATGTGTTAGAAGAAAGTAGAGATAACTGAGTTAGTCAAGTTTCTCCTAACTTGTTATTACTATGATTTAAGTAAACATTGAAATCAATCTTATTCACTATTTTCCCTGACAATCCATCCGTCTTTGTCGTATTGAGATAAGTTATTTCAGATTGTTTTAATAATGTATTTCTTACATAAGATATTAGATAGCTCATATGTAATATTACATTATTTGTTATTATTGAATGATTATTACTATTAGCATTAATACTATTTAAGAAGTAATGTATATCACTTCCTGTATTAATAAAAGAATAATCTGTACTAATTACATTCGTTGATACTATGTCTACGTTATTGTCTGTACAAATTGCTAATGTTGTAATATCATTCTTTTTTACTGTATCTATCTGATTGTTATTTGATATAAACAATCCTATGAATAGACAGATAATAAGAACGATAAATTTTTTCATGATTTTGTTATTTAATTAAGTTAATGATTTGTTTGATTGAATCGTAATCTTTATTAAAAAAGTATGATAATATAGTATAGACATACTCTTGTATTAGATAAATTGATACTAGGAAAAATAATAATATTAGAAGTAAATTCTCCCAAGGAACTTCCTTCACTTTAGTATTAAATATATATATTCCCCAACCTAATACAAATAGACATACTATTTGAGTCCAGAAGTTTATAGTTGTATCAGCTCTTGCTTTTTTAAATAATTCTTCGGAACTTATATTGACATCTTCACATCTTTGTTCAAGTTGTGAGATAGGTTCTTCTTGCATTATTCCTTCTAATAAAGTAAATTTTGATTCGTTAACCTTTATGTAGGATTCTAATGCTTCAGTTAATTTGAGATAAATGTTCTCATCTCCTTTTTGATACTTAGGAGTTTTAACATCTACTTTAACAAGAATAGTACTATCATTCTTGTTTACTTTCTTTTCTATATTACCATTGGAAACATAAGATGAACAAGTAATTGCTAGAACTATTGTTAATAATAAATATATAATTTTTTTCATTCGTTTTGAGTTTAGATGATAATTAGAGGATATAGTTTATATATCCCCTAATAAAAATGTATCAGAATTATCAAAAAATTGTATGGTATTGTTTAGAATTTGTTATTCTTTACAATATCTTCCATAAATTCTTTTGCGAAGCGAATATCTTCCAGTCCTTCTAAGCGTCTTTCTTCTTCTTCGTCAATAATTTTCTTTTCAATCCGGTTATTCCTGGTAATTATTTCAATAACCTCGTCTTTGTCGAAGAAATATTCTGACTTCCCCTTTATATTAAGGATGGGAACGTCAATTTCATCATTTATACGAATATAACCCCTAGTTTTTGTAATATCAATTTTACCTACTAAAATAGGTTTTAATTGATATACACTTGCCGAGTTAAATCTGGTTCTCTTTTCTCTGTCATTGATAGGAACTTTTGTTGCAACAAAGATCATCATACCATTTTCACCCAATCTGGTCATCGCCTGTCCAAGTTTATTTTGTAATTCTTTGTCGGATAGATCTTCTTTATCAATGATTGTACGACTAGTATTTTCTTCATTGATAATGGATTTTCCGTCAAGTTCTTCTTTTTCGTCGGAATTATCTAGAATTGACCGACCTTTACTTGCTTTTTCACTCATTGTTTTAATTTTATTAATATTAATTTGATAGATATCTGACCTTTTTGAAAGATGGTCAACTTTTTAGGACTTTTTGATTGTCCGTCTGGTAATTCAAATAATTTTGTTAATTTATTTAAATTAGAGATTAGATAATGATCTGTTACCTTAGTTAATTGTTCAAAGAATATAACGTTTATATTATCATATTCTCTTTGAAAATTGTTAAAGTTAATTTTACTCTCCATCCATACATTTGATAATGGTGAAGACGTATTACCCCAATCTCCTTTAGGAACTTCATTTTTAGAATTACCAAGGTGTTTCTTGTATAACTTTATGAAGTATATTTTGTCATTAGGTTTGTTTAGGGGTTTGAAGATTGAGCGTTCATTGGGTATTATTTCGTAGGTAAGTTTGATACCTCCTACACCAGGATCTTTTATGATATTTGATCCAAATATTGTTGGGAAAAGTCCTTCGATGAATTTATATTTAGGCATAGGATTTAATTTATTAAAGTAAAAAGTAAGCAGTGATTATAACAGCAGAGGCCAATTATAGGTCGTCTCAGATACGTCTGTAAAGTTGTAAAAATCTGTAATTCTCTACTGCTTACTATATGATATTATTATAATAGGATTATACACTAAATAATAGAGGTGTCTACTTATATTTCGACATACATTTAATTGTTTATACTCCGTACATTTAAGCCTGAGAGTAAGTTATCTATATGTTATTGTCTCTGGTTCTTAACCTATCGCTAATGATACGATAAAACTCACATATTGAATAGAATGATACCCTATTGCAATTGGTCAGTTATATTTACTAATACCTAGATCTATAATTATTACTTGATCCATTTGTTTAGAATGAATATAAAAAAATAATAATGTTTAATCTATTTATTAAAATGATAACTTCAAGATAGTATTAATTTGAAAATTTTTGGTAAGTTTTTGTGTGGAGTTTCAGACTGTAACATATACAGACTCTATAGTAATAAGCTCATAACCTTTGGACAGTAGGCTGTAATTACACCACTTATAGCATTTCATCTTAGAGTTTTAATTTTGAGTTAAAATCCTAGGAATTTCTTTCAACCAGTCGTAACAGGATTGTTCGTACTGTAGCTAATTTTTTGCCGTTTCACTATTGTGCAGAAGATCGGCAACACTCAAGCATTTAATCCCATTTTCCAGGGTGGCTGTACAACATGAATTATCTCTTTAATATATTGATGATTTGACACCAAGTCGTATGACCACTTACTTACGGTAAGCTCCACATTCTATGTAGATATATACTAAAAATTACTTTTTCTCTACTTACATTTAAGTGTTCGATTCCTGGCGTCACACTCTATCTAGCCTTGTTGTCTTCACTAACCTTCATATAAGAAATTTTCGGGAATTTCACCCTATCGTTAGCCATTTTTGTTCCACAAAAGATGTTATAAACAGATTGTATCAGAATCTGACTAGTTAATTTTTATGAGAGTTATAGTTACTACTTAGATTGGTATAATCTTTATAGTAACTATATATGTAGATGACTAAACAGTAACGAATTACTTTTCCCAATTGGTAGTTTAGATCGACTAACATTTTTCTCCCAATATTTTAACCTGTTGATTTATAACATGAGGACTTGCTAAAGTCTCACTTGTTTAAAGGTAATAACTAGAGATCTCATGAAGTTTCCTTCAGTAGTTATTATTAACCCTCCATCGACGCAGTTGTGTCTTATATGGTACTCATTTTAGGATAAGTGTTCTCCTTTTAATCTTGGTTGATATCTATCTCGTAGAATTCTACCATACGAATCCTTTTGAAATTTCGTAGGTGTAACCACAACCTTGTTTATTTTTTCGTATGGTTGAACTCTTTGATTATAAATATGAATATCTCTACCTAATCTTCTAGAAATATACTCAATCCCATAACCTTTATATCCTGCATATTTTACATCAGGATTAACTAATAGTATGAGACTTCCTTTATCTCTTATTATAAGACAGTTTTCAATTAGAGGGTTTATTCTAAATCCTCTTTCTATATCTTCTATACTAATAGGATATTCTGATGATTCCATTTCAAAATCTTCACGGCGAGAATAATAGTAGATGACCCTTTGATCTTTGTCATTAATTACTTGTTCTATTTTGTCATCTTGTTGAGCGTCTATTATTTCGTCTGCACGCATTATAAACTCTCCTACAGAACCCTCTACAAATTTCTTTGTCATAGAGAATGTAGTAATACCACAATCTTCTACTCGTCCATATGTTATAATATACGGAATAGATAATCTTTTTAATATCTTCTCAATCTTGGGATTTAGAGAAGTATTTAAAATAATTAGACAAGAAAGATTTGAAAATAATTGCTCAATTTTTTTATTCAACAGATATCTTCTTAATATCCATATCCTTAATGTTTTTAGGAGTTCGTTAAAAGTATCAAGTGGACTTTCTATATATTCTTTATATAGAAACTCAAATTGACTGGCATTTAGAATAACAACTTCGGGTTGATGTGTTAAGAAGTTATTTTTCATACCATAAGTATCTTCATCTCCATAGGGTATTACAATTGTAATATCATTTTGGAATGGTAATAGAAATCCTAATAAATAATTATATGTAAAGTCAGGATAAGCTAAATAAGTAGTAGTATTGTTAAATGTGCCATATGAATTTAATACAGTTAATTTTTTAACTATATCTTCATAAGCAATAAAGACTTTTGTTAGGTGTCTTGGAGTATATATAATTATACTCTTTCCTACGCTTTCAATTAGGGTACCGGCAATATATTCTGTATCTAAGAACTTTTTAGGAGAATCCATACGCATGTTATCAAATGTTAAATGCGTTATGTTTTTAACATTACATAATTCCTTTTGAAAATTATTAAAGTTAATAGTAAACATATCAACATCTGTATAAAGTAAAGATACGTTAGAATCTATTATTATATGATCAATATCACCTGGTCTTAAGCACTTTGGAGAAAATAGTACAAGTCTATGTTTACTTAAAATCACAGCAATAAATACTATTATCCAATTAGCGCTGTTGTTCGCTATTAAACCAATTCTTATTCTAGAATAATAATGGTTGTTCAAATTTCTAGCTAAAGTAGATGCTCTATAAAGAATATCTGCATATGAAAGATATGTATTTTCTTCTATAACACAAGTACTAGCTAAATATCTCTTGAATATATCAAGAATAAGTGTAATTAAGTTATTCATGGTCTAATTGTTTCAAAGTGTTTGATTACTCTTCTTATTATATTCTCTATCGGTTGATCAACTTCTTCAACTTGAAATGTCTCAAAATTATCAGCGATTGTTAATATATAATTATTCACATGATCATTATCTTCTTTAACGTTCTTAACTATTATACTCATTGTTTCATCAAAATTGGTAACAATAGTAATAGAGTTAACATTAGTTTTAAGATAAGTGATTATTCTATTAAAGCAATTTTGAATCTTGCCTTGCTTATCTAAATCGCTATAGCGACCGGATTCAGACTGATTGATAAGAAACTTTTCTATTTCAATCATATACATTTTTCGTAGTAATACGAGGGTGTCATTTTTTACCATATCATGTTTTTATTTTTTGGTATATTACCGAGTATAGGATAAATTTTTTCCATTTCTATTAGTTCACCAGCTTTGATATTGTGAGAACTATCTTTATAGTCTGTTAAGAATAGAATATATTCTTTAGTTTCTTTTTCACTTACACGAGTTTCTAATTGTAAATATCTTTTGGATAAAGCATATCGTCCTAATGCCCAATTACTAGTTGTTTCATCTTCGTATCCTATGAATTTTATTCCTTTGAATAGAGATAACAATATAGGTTTAATAACTTGATTTAGTTTAAAGATCTGTGCCCCTACTTCTGATAACATTAATGGTTGATTTATAAGACAATAGTTTAATACTATTGTAGTATAATTTAAATGAGATTTTAACTCATTTAATACCTTTATAATACTATTTAATTGAATGATTTTCATAGAAAGGATTATTATCGTTTCTATTTCCGTAGCTTTTTTTGATTCCATAATGTTTGATTATTAGGTTGATAAATATCTTTAGTTTAGATTGATAAAAATAGAGGGGTGTCTCACGACATTCCCCCTATTAGAAAATTAATATTTAAGCAATAGCAGGTTGTATAAGCTGTTGTATTTCAGGATTATTTTTGATAACATTTGCTATGGTGTTATCAAGTTCTTTATCCTTTGATTTTGCATAAAATTTATTTTTTCTCATGATGAGTTTAATATCATCTTTTATAGCTGTGATATTTTTATCAATAGCTAAGCCAGAAAGAATAAGTTCAGCAACAAGGAGTTTAATCCTTTTATTATCGGTCTCAATTGGAATGAGATCTTCGGGATTCTGTTTAGTTCCTTCTTTTTTACTTGTTTCAGTAGAAGGAGTTTCAACTTTAGTAGCTTCTGGTTTCTTTGTAAGATCTCGGAACCAGGTAGTTTTGACTTCATCAGTTACAGTTTTGAATTCTTCAAAATTCTGTATGTATTGATGGGTTAATGAGTACGCGATCATCCAAAGTTTCTTTTCAAAAACAATGGATTTAATTAAATTCGCGAAATCTGGTAAAGTTTTGCACTCTGTAGCTAATTTATATAGATCTACGTGTTCCTTCGTAAAATCTATAGTTTTAATAGTAGTGGCAGGTGCATCAGAGGTTTCAGCTTTAATCTCTTTGTAAAGTTCTTCAGCTTTAATTCCATGTTCATTTAAGGAATCTCTGATAAATTTTGCTGAAGCCCATTCTCGAAGTGCATTGAGTCCAGTTTTACCAACTTTTAATGCTTCCTGGAATGCGTTTCGACTAGCAGTTTTAAGTTCGTCTTTTGTTAATAAAGGTTTAACATCTTCTACTTTTTCAGGAAGTTTATCTTTACCCTCAACTGCAGCCGCTTCAGCTTCTGCAACAATCTTTTCCTTTTCTTTAGGATCAATTGTAGCTTCAGGAACAATAGTTGTTTCTTTAGGAGTTGCAGGACCAGTTTTTGCTGCTTTTTTGTACGTATTCTGAATCTTAGCCCAAAGTTCTTTCGAATGCTTTTTCTCTTTCTCTGTCTTATCAGTAATAAGACTTACACTATCTTCAAAATGTTTGTGAACATCTGAATAAGGTATCTTATCTCCTAACATTCTAACACATTCGTTTTGAAGAGTTTCAAACGCCATTCCTACTATTTTAACTTCTTCAACATTGTCAACAGCAGGTTTTTCTTCTACTACAGTTTCACTAGAAGATATAATAATACTCTTCTTATTAGCTGCAGCAAGCATATCAACATCTGTTTGATTAACAGCCTGATATACTAAATCTTCTATTTTTATATTACATTGTTTAGCAATATCTCCAAGGATGGAACTAAGAAGAACTTGATCTATTGCATATTTATCCAAGAGTATTTGAGACTTTATGGATAAATACTTATTAGTTTGAAAATCTAATACAAGTATCTTAATATCATCCGTTGAACTCTTTTCAAGTTCAGATATTGTCTCGGCTTTTTCTTTAAGTTGACCAACCCACATGGATAATGTAATATTCTCCATATTTTTCTTAGGTTCAACAGTTACTCCATTTACATAGGGTAATATAACAAATAAGAAACGTTTTTCAACTTCAGATTGTAATTTAAGACCTGTTTTAAGGAATAGATCTATAGATAAATTTAAAGCATCTTCTGCTCGATCTTCATCAAGCATTCTGTATGCTATCTCATCAATTTTACTTTCTGTATCACAATGTGGTAACAGATCTTGAACGGTTTTAGGTAATTCAATGGCTGTTCCAAAGACTACTCTACGAGTATATCCTTTAAACCAATCTTTAATTTCTGATACTTTAGAAGCATCTTCCTGGGCTTTTTTGATAAATTGTTTTGTAGCGTCAATGGTTTTTTTCTCTACCTTACGAGCAGGAGATTTGTCACCAATGACTGTTGAGTCAGGAATACGATCTTGATGATCTTCTCCTTCTGACTTGGATATTGTATCAGAAACAAATGGAGAAGTTTCTCCCTTTATTGCTAATGTACCCATTGTTATGTCAATAAGTCTGTCATAAATGAGAAAGAGATTAGTTAACCTCTTGTTTATTTCTTCTAGATTAGCTCCAGATAGAGTTTTCTCATTCCGCCAAAATTTAATAGCATTGTTTATCTTATCTACATCTTTGATAGAATGTAAATTGATGATACTTTGAGCCTGAGCACGTTCGTCAGTCTTAGTATCTGCTATGTATCGAGCCATATCCATTACTGGAGTTTTTAATGCTAAATTATCCATATATAAAGTTGATTAATTTTTGATTGTTTTTATAAATCTTAATTAATCACAAATTGATCCTCTGGGGAGAGGTAATAGGAGAAGTAATGAGACTCGAACTCATGACCTTAACATTATCTGTGTTACACTCTACCAACTGAGCTATACTTCTCTTTGAATTATATCAAATTTTCCAAAAAAGACTAAATTTGATCAAGTAATGTTTTTAAACGATCTTCTGCTGAGAAATAACCAGAGAGTTCTGTTTGGATCTTCTCAAGTTTTTCTTTTTCGTTTTTACTGGTTAGGAAAGATATACGAATATTGATGTCATTAAACCAGTCATCAAAAGAATAATTCTGCCAGGAAAATACTGGAAAAGTGGTTATTTTAAGATGCTTTGCGCCCAATTCATACTCATTTTTCTTACCTACTAAGAATCCTAATACACGAATTAAAATTTTTAAATCTGTTGTTTTAGTAAGATCAATAAATTGATCATTTGATAATCCTTGAGACTCATCGGAATAAGCAAATTTAAACTTTCCATTTGTTCTAAATGGAGATTGAGCAACAATTTCTATTTGATCTAGTCGTTTAGATACCTGTTCAAATTTTACTCTTAATTGTTCTCTTACTTCTTGTGATAATTGTGTAGCTGGTAATAACATATGATTATTTGTTTTAGGTTTGATTTCTTCAACAATTGGTAATTCTTCCTGATAAGAAGAGAGAGTCAAAAGTCTTTCATTTATGAATACTTTACATTCATATAAAGACCAGTTCTTATGACTATGTAATTCTTTAAAAGCAGCTAACTTTTTACCATCTTTACAATAATATAAAAATTTTTTAAACCACTCTTCATTTTGATCGTCAATGGTTATTGTAAGAACTGGTATAGTAATAGAAGATATAGATTCCATGAAATTATTTAGATTAATGTTAATAAGCCTGTTGTGTCAATTTCTTGACGATAAGTCTTAAGAGTTTCATAGTTTTGAATTATGAAATCCCTACACACTTTATATTCCCATTTAGTAAATTCCATAAGTTTACATATAGCTTTTCGTAATATTATCATATTATAATCACCTATATAAGCTTTCTCAACAGCTACTAATACATCTATGAAACCTAATGTTTTCTGATCTTCTATCTCTATAATAAGATCCTGCCAATCACTTCTTGCTGTTAGATCTCTCATATAATTCATCTATTATTTTAGTATCCTCAAGGGATAACTTAATTGATGTAAACTGTGTGGAAGGGAATCGGTTGGGTATAAAGTGTTTAGCTTCTGTAGCTTTTACTCTAGCTCTTACAGTTTGTAATCGACTCACTTTTTTAATGAATTCCTTACGAGGAGTACAGTCAAGACAAGAAATACTAGTAGGACACAGTTTGAAACTGCAAGCTCTTCTATAATTTCTTATAATTTCTTTTTGAATAAGAATTAATAACTTTTCTTTGTAAGTTTTTCTGGAAATAATTGATTTACTCATAATTAGGAATTTATAATTTGATTTAAGACTAATTGAGCAGTTTCTCTACATGGATTACAAGAGTAATTATAACAAGGACTAATGAGTTGTAAACATCCTTTGTTATATTTATTATCATAATCTTTTATTTTAGGTCTAATAGGACATTTAAAACATCTTTTTAATGTTTTAGAGGAAGTTTCTACATATTTTTCACAGTATCCACAATAACCATTTAATGTTGATAACTCTGGGCATTTACCGGTTAATCCTGATACTTTTCCATTATTTTCAACAATATAAGTCCACTTTTTGATGCATAGTTCCTTAGCTTGTTTTTTAGTTAGTTTCATATGTTTATTGTTTAACAATATAATAACTACAAATTCCTATGTACACTCTTTCTATGACTAGTTTATTTTCTAAATCATGTAATATAGAATATGTTTCGGCAATAGGCATTTTTAGTCCTATAGCTATATCTATTCCATCTGAATTAGGATTATCTTTGATATATTCAATGATTGTTTGAGTATCCATTGTTTTGATTTAAATGATTATTTAGATTTGCGCATCACTACAATTCCAGTATAATGTCTAAACATAATTTTTGGACAAGTAATAGTTTTCTTTGAAAAAGAGAATTTAACAAAGTGTTTACATTCACTACTACAAGTTATACTACCAATTTTTGTAGGAGAAACATCGGTTGAAACAGATTTATAAGAACATATATCTAAACACCGATTACCATCTGTACGAAATATGAAATCTTTTGCCATATATTTGTTATTTAGGTTAATTATCTTTAAAAATATATACCCCGTATCTCACGACATTAGGGTATAGTAATACTTTAAATTATATAACATGGTTTCTATCCGTATCAATAGGATAGTCTGCACAATTAGTTATTTTTGTGCCATTCCGTAGAACGAGAGGTTAATTCCTCAATAACTATACGACATATATTTTCATATATGAAGACTAAATATCCATTAAAAAATATAGATCGAACACTATATTCCCAATCCTATTCAGATACCTATACAAACAGATAGAGGATTTTCTTTAATCAGACATTATATCTAATTACCTTTCGGACTTGTGACCGTCATTACTGTTGTTATACCCTACCACGATTCTACGATTTTTCTTGGTACAACTTTCATGGTTACATTACAAACTATATAAATTCATATATAATTAATGCAGAGGGTATACAGCCCCTCTACAATTAATGAGATTATCAAGATCGTTAACTATCTTGTTGGTGATTACTCAGAAATCTTAGTAAGTTTTTGCCCACTTAAAAAGACTTATTCTTTATATAAATACCCATTATATTTAGTTTACAGATATTATATTTATGATATCATTTTACTTCTGCTAAATGAATTAGATGATAAATTATTCCTTTCATTTTTTATTGATAGCCTCTGTATAAGCTAAAGTTTATTTATATGAAATTTTTAATTTCTTGTGAAGTTGTTTAACTATCTGATTACATTTTACTATCCATAGGATAATAGTTTCATAATCAAATGTCATTGGTGCTATACGAAATTCGAGGCTATGCTTAGAATCATATCTAATATTTATCCAACTATGCTTATCTTCGTAACCGATTCTTTTACTGTTAATTTTACCATTGTATTCTCCAAATATTTCTTCTAAGATATCTAATTTCTTTCTTAGAAAATAATTCAGTCGATCTTGATTATTATTTAGAGCTATAAAAGCATAATTGGCTATTTTAGGAGCATCTATATGTAAATGAATACCAGATTTTGGATTTAGTTTACAGTATTTTTGCATGTCTTGGAGTATCTTATATAATCCAGCAGCTTGTGAATAATTACGAATAGAAATGCGATGTTCACAGATTGATTTTGATTGTAGTCTGTTTCTATCATCTCTATAGTCATAAATATCATATTTTTTAGTCATTATTTGATTATATGGATATTTACTGTGACCTAAAGTATCTACATTTAATACTCTTGATAGAGATGTAATACATTCTATCTCAATAGAACTACGAAAAGGTATCATATTATATAGAATACCTTTAGTTATTTTAGGATTAAATGATTTATCCTTTAATAATGTAGAGATTAACATGGGAGCACTTAATAAGCACTCCCTTGTATACTGTGATTTGTTCATGGATTAGTATTCTCCTTCTTGGAGTTTACCAATTTTTGCAATCCATTTTTTTTGAGCTTTCTGAATCTTTTCAGCGATCTCCTTTTTTTCTTCGTCACCGGTTAATTCTACGTGGCAGGATCTAGCAATTAGAATTAAGTCAGGTTTTCTTTTGTTCATCAGTCTAGACTGAGAAGATGCGGTTTTTGAATAATCGTTGGCCATGATTATGATATTTTTGATTTGAACGATAAGTTTTATATATAAAACATCTAGCGGATTTCACGCTCATAGACCTTAGCATCAAAATATATATAAAACTATGGATATTCTTCTAATGAATTAGTTGAATACCCATAGAGTGACGTGTTCTGGTAACGTCTTAGGCGCATCGAGGCCCACGATTGACGTTTAAGTTAATATAAATCTTTGTAAATTGTGTCTATAGGAATAGTATCATTATTGATAATATTATATTCGTAATAGACGTTATATTTTGGGTAAGTTATGTTATCCAACTTATTTATTATTCTATTACTATATATTGTTATTATTATGATAATTATACCTAGTCCAAATAATATAGTATTACTGTGTTTTGTCATAATAAATTAGTTAGATAAAAAGCAACAGACTATTTATATTCACACGGTCTGTTAGCGTGTTAGTCCAATACTATTAATAGTTTTTTGGACAGTACCGATAAATCGGTGGGATAGACTTACAAGTGCATATATGCATTTACACTATCTATCTTGAGTTTGTCTTAAGGAGCAGTAACTGGTGGTAAGTTTTCATCCTGTTTAGTTGCTGCATTAGGAATACTTTCAGGAACCATTGTACGTTTTGCACGACGTACTTCAATTGCCATACGAGATTCTTCTGTTTCCCAGGAGCATACAAAGAATGATACACTATTGTTGATGATCTTATTACCAGCATTTGGTCTTCCAGCAGGTATAACATAAGGTACAACTTTACCTATTGCATCTGTAGCTTGTGAATAGAAATCAAATGGTGTATTACGTGTTACATATGAACCAGCCATACCCTGTACGTTTTTATCAATTACGATATCACCATTTGCACTTTTTGTGTAATTTTTAGGATCAATAAGAGCATCTTCAATGGCTCTGAATGTTGTGCGTTGGTCAGATGAATCAAATACCATTAAACGGATAACACCGCTTTGAGGAGTTACATTAACTCCATTAATGGTCATTGGTAAAGCTTCGAGATTAATGTGATAATACATTCCATTATCTCCACGAGATTTAATGGGTTTTGTTATGTCGTGATCTTTGAGATCTGGACGAGATGTAGCATTTGGTTTTACAACTCTTATTTTATAACCGATATCTTCTATCATAGTTAATGTTATTAAGTGATTAAGTAAGTTTATTATGTTTTGTACTAGTATGATACATACTAGTTAGAAATAGAATGACAACTAGGATTATTACTAATACTATTGCTAGTATGTGTAACCCTGTGTTTGTTGTCTGGAGCGTCATTTGATAAATAATTATTGCTGAGACTATTGACAATAATATTATCATAATTTTGTAGTGGATTATGTCTTTTTTGTTCATGTTATATTTTGTATGTTTGATTTAACAAAAGATAACCGCAAGGACGTGCTGTTCCATGGCATGTAGCGACGGATTATGACACTATTCTTTCCTTGCGATATATCAACCTAAACTGTTTCTTTGGTGAATGTAATGAACTAACACGAAGTGTTAATTATTTAATGAGATAGATAGCTCTAGCAGTTGTTTCAGTGATTATGGTTTGTTGTTCAAGTTTTACTTTTGTAACATAATCTTCTATAGATGCTGTAGCTTTAATTCGTGCTGTTTCCATATACATTGGGCCTTTGATTGTTAGTTCCCAATATGATATAGGTAATAGTGAGTTGTTAGTGATGTATTTGATATCACTTTCAAAACGACTTATTCCTTGTCTTACTACAAATATTTCTTCGTCAATTATACCAAGCCAATTATCTGGATTATCTCCATATATAGCTGTACATAGATCAAATAGATTGTTGTAGAGAGTGTATCCTGCATAAGTATGGAGTTTGAGTCTATTACTTGCATGATTCATTGCGATGAGTTGTATTTGAAAGGATTTATCTTTCTCATACTTTAAGATTGTTACTTGATACATGATATTTTCAGTTTTAGGTTTGAGATTATGTGTTGTATCAATTGATCTATCCTCTTTGTTGAGATATAAAGATAGATTGTCTTCTGAATAAGTCTGACTATATGATAGTTGTATAATCAGACTTAATAGTATTATTAAATTAGGATGCTTCATCTTCTTCAGGATTATCTTTATAGTATTCTCGAAGTAGTTTATTATGTTCCTCTTGACTACTAAGGATGTGAAGAACATAGAGAAGGAATACTATACCTCCAACTATAAGACATATTATTCCAATGAGAAAATAAATAAGTATTGTTGACATATAATTGGGTTATTAGTGACAAAGGAAATAAACCTTCATTCTCCATCGTTTATTTTTATGACTGTTTACCTATATTGTTGGGAATACACCGAGATTTGCACTTCTTAGGTGATGATGTACAGACTAACATTGATGGATGAAGGTTTATAGGATTAATAAACTCTCACAGGGTTATACCTTGATTACCTCAACTGCCATATGATAGGCTTTTATTAAGATTGGATGAGAGTTTATGGTGACCGACTATAACGGTTATCACTCGGCTAGCACTTAACCGCAATAATACGGAATTGGCTTAGTCATTGGATAGTTTGGATTTCACAGAGGATTACTGACAATCCTATGGGTTAATGTCTATTATTTTCGGTATGGATTGAAGCAATTAATCCTATTATAAATGTTATTATGAATACAATAATTAATGTTGTCATAATGTGTTATATTAGGTGAATGAGCTATTATAGTAGCAAATTGAAGGGAAATTAGGGAATTATGCATTCCCTAATTCTTGATGGCGTTTATAAGCAGCTCTAAAACTATTCTCATCTGTATCCTTATAATCAATAGTAAAGCGTTTTTTACCATTAATCATATTCTTAGTATAGCCATACCAATGACCATCTAGTTTGAATTGTATAGTCTTACACATAATATATGAGTTTAGGGTGAATACTATAGTCGAAGACCCTCAAGGGTCGAGGATTGGGTGAAGTCCCATATCCTAATACTAATACATTGCGTTGCTCACTCGCAACACTGTGCAACTGTTCCCTAATCGGTCACAGTTCTATAGGTCAAGGAACCCAATACCATATACTTATTAACTACGAAGTGACCGAACTTTCCTCACGCACGTGCACTACCACACGATCTTGGAGTTTACGGACTGAACGCTTGTTATATATGGTACGGGGACTTCCTCGCCGAATAGTTATAGGGGAGGGTTGATGAGGGTATATTAAGTATCCATATATACCAAACACTTTTTCAAATTTTATAAAAAATATTTTTTGGAAAACCTTACTTATTCAAAGGATAATCGTATACTACTCTATGGAAACAACAACTATTTATATACATTACGAAGATTGGAAAAATCTTAAAGAGTGGTTAGGAGGACATAAAGAATGTATTCCTATAGCATTACAAAATGGAACTATATCGTTAGAAGTAGCTTGTAAATTAATAGAAGAATATGGATACAGAAAATAAGAAAGATTATATTATTACAACAATTAGGTATATCAAATAATAGCACATCTCACTCTCTAGAAGTGTAACCCTATGTATGAAATAACGTATAAACAATCGAGATACTCCTCAATTAAATATATAAATATTGAGATCTGTTCGGATGGGGGAATAGTCTGGTCGACTATTAAGGATTCCTAGAAGTTGGATTATAAGGGTTATAATATAGTAACCTAGTGTTTTCTCCAATAGTCTCATAAGATTAATAACTAGTTCTGCCCAGACAGATAGGTACGTAAAACCACTGGGATAACGTCGAAGTATAGGAAGTTCATAATAGACTATACCATCTCCACTCTACTAGATATTAATTGAAACTTTGGTTACTCTGTGAATATAACACATTCACGGGGAAGACCATTTTATGTAGTTACTATATATAGTATTACTTTATATAAAGAGATATACTAAGACTTAGAGAAATCTAGGTCTTTTTTATTATATCAATTGTAACCTATACAAATATCAATACGTATAAGATACTAAAAGATATATTTATAATGACAGTTATACAATTAAAAAGTGAATTAACAAGAATTCTTTCATCAGATTACTCAATTGATGAGTTAGTAGATTATATAAGGAAGACTATACAAGTTATTGTTCCTGGATTTCATATTCCTTATGATAATATAAAATACTGTCCTCATTGTAATGTAAGACCCTCTATGTTTTCTTATACAGACGAGAGAGGGATGCCTGGAAGTTGGTATACTTATTCTTATATACAATACCCTGGTTGTGGTTTTAAGACACTTGAATTTAGTGATTATGGACAGAATGCTGAAAAATTATGTATAGAGTCATGGAACAATGATGAGATACAGAAGCATAATAAAATTAAGTAATATGAGTAAAGTAGTTAATATGGAAGGAATAGAATTAGAACAATGTGTTTTAGATAATGATGAATTAAATACTAGATATACTATTGGTATAGATCCTTATTCAGAATATCCTATTACTCTAGATGAATCTTATATAGAGATTATACCAGAAGATGAACAATTTGTTAAAGAGTATATAGAATCTGATTTAGATAGTCAACCTGATGATGATAACTTTAATAAGATATTAGAAGAATCTGAGAAGGAATTAGATGAGATGCCTAGTTGTCAAGATTATGAAGAATGGATTGCTTGTAATTATCCTGGTAGAGTTATACAAGAGGACTTTTTTAAGACTAAGTATATAGAATACATACAGTATTTTCGTAAGGATCTTAAAGAATGGTGGTTTAATAAACATCCTCAGTATGTTACAAATGAAGAGGGAGATGTAATGTTTCATATGGGAATGCTTGTAACTAAAGAGGATTTAGAGCTAGGAGATAAAGTAATGGATATGTATAGTAATTCTATAGATAAATCTATTGATAAAGAGTTAATTAGCTAATATGGAAGATAATAAGTATTATATCCCATCAATAAATGAGTTCTTTATAGGATTTAAGTATGAACGTCTTATTATAGATAATTGGAAAAGTTTTACTATGACAGATGTCCCATTGTTTATTGATACTAATGCAAAAGTTTTAAAGGAACTATTAGAAGATAAATGGATTAGAGTTAAATACTTAGATAAAGAAGATATAGAAAGTTTAGGGTTTGTACTTAATGACAATAGAGGAATGTCTGAAAATTATGGTTATGAATTTACAAAGAGTACAGATAAACCATTTAAAAAAGGATTCAATCTAATATTTTATTGGCCTAATAGTAATAGATTAGCAATTACTAGATTAGCAAATAGTTATTTATTTGATGGGAAGATAAAGAATATTAGTGAATTACGTAAATTACTTAAACAATTAGATATAGAATAATGGCACATATAGAAAACCCTAAACATGAAGTAACTATAGTATATCCAGAGTTACAATTTGTAGTAACATATTCGTATTTATATAATATTATAATGAATGTTGTAACTACTGTAGAATTTAAAGTGTATGGTATTGAAAGTATAGACGAAGAGACTGAAAAAGTTAATTGTTATAATGGTGTATTTGCTATAGGAGAGATTCTTTGTACAGGTAGTATGTTATTTAAAAACAATTTATGTTTTGATGGATATAAGAAAATTAATACATTCGTTCAATTACTTACTGAAATGTATTATAAAGTAGAAGAGATCTGTAAAGTTGATAATTTTATAAAAGATAATATAAATGGAGTTACCACAAGTACCAACTAGAATTATATATCATTGGTTTGAAAGAGGATTAATTACAGAAAAAAGTTTTAAATTATATTTATTAAATAAAGGTGATTTAGTATGGAATTACTACATGTAACAGAAGAGAGTTATCCAGTACTATATAAGATGTATTGGTCAGATGATTTAGATGATAATAAGAGAATAGAATTAAATAGGAATCATAATACAATTCTCTCTACTGTTTATTCTACATATTATAACTTAACATTAGATATAGGTACTTTAGATCTTATTACATATACAGAGAGATTAAGTCCTTGGCAAGTTATCTTTAAAATTGCTTATAAATCTAAGGATGGATTATATGACTACTTATGGGAGTATTATGAGAATTGGGTTAAGATATTAAACTTAAATAGATATTAAAAATGATTACAGTTAGTGATCTAAAAACACTTGGTTGGAAATTTAGTAAATTTAATCATGAATCTAGTAATAGTACTTATTTTATAAAAACTATTGTTATAAATAATAGTAGATTTGATGAAATAAAAAACAATTAATGAATGATCCAGAAGAAGAAATGGAATTCTATGAAGTTTATAGAATTGAAATTCCAGATCAACATCCTAAGAAAGGATTTATGATAATAGAAAAAAGAAGTAATCCAACTAAATATGCTTCATCTTATCTCTTATTTCAAGGAGTAATAGATACTATAAGTGAATTTAAAGTGTTAATTAAACAATTAGGAATAAATGAATAATATACCTATATCATTTCAATTAGGGGGAATTACTTATTCAGTTGAATTAACTGATAAGAGAAATGTAGGAGATAAAAATAGTCTTACTGGTAATATAATTTATCCTTTAAATAAAGTAAATATATATACAGATCATGTAGGATATGTATCTACAGATGATTACAGAGAATTATCATTCTACCATGAATTAGTACATGGAATATTAACTGCTATGGGAAAGAATGATATGAATAATGATGAGAAATTTGTAGATGGATTTGCTAGTTATTTACATCAATTTATTAAAACAGTTAAGTATGAGTAAACATATTATATCTGATGATACATTTAATCACATAGAAAGTGAAACTTGTTGGTGTAATCCTAGTATAAGTTATTCAGAGGGAGAGATACTATATATACATAATAGTAATTATAATAAAGATACAGAAACAAACGATAGAGAATTTCTAGAAGATTATACAATTTGGTTAGAACAAACTAGAACATTCTCACATAATAAAAAAGTATAAATATGAAATTAAAAGTAATAAAAGCAATTAAAGGATTAGTTCCTGGGGATATATTAGAATATAATAATAACTATGATAGGTATGAAATCTATAAAGTAGAAGAAGATATTAGTAATGATAATCATACTAAAAAGACTCTTAATGTACTTGTAGATAACTATTTACTAAATGACCTTAAAGACTATTTACAATTAGTAGATGAAGATCTTAATCCTATGGAAGTAGAAAGGATTACTTATAAAGATAGTCCTACTTATGAAGAAGATTGTAAATGTGAAGCAAAGGAAACTTTACAACCTTGTATAAAAGAACCTACTAAATCTAGAGAAGATAAACTAGAAGAAGATATACAAGCATGGCAGTCTGAAGTTATTAAACTTAGTAATAAGATTATAGAATTAGAGAAACAATTAGAAGCAGTTAGTCCTAAACAAATAGTTAAGGAATTTCCTATTCATTATCCTAGAGTAATAGATTTACCTAGATTATATTTTAATTGGTAATATGAATAAATGTAAAGAATGTCCTCTATGGAAGATCAACCAATGTTCGGTTATTAAAGAGGCTCTACAATTTGTAGATCGGAAATACAATAGGTTTGATAATAGAAAGAAAGTAATAATTTTAAAATTTAGGAATGTAGAATAATGGAAGATACTATATTAACTATTCATAATACTATATTGTGGCGTACAAAAGGATCTTATTATAAGGGTATGTTAACTAATGATAATCGTATTAAAAATATAGGATTAAATAAGTATATAACATTTTGTTTTAAGCAGCATGTAAATATAGAGAATGTAAGTTTAGATGATATAGAATTCAATGAAGATCCAGAAAACGATAACCTTTATGTAATAATTCATGGAATAGATATATATTGGGAATCATCTACAAATTGGGAAAAGATAATTAAAAATAATATTAATAATGGAAAATAAAGATCAAGTTAAACAAGACGGGGCTAAAGCCGATGTTAAACAGTATGATTTCGCACATTTAGTAGTGCATTGTGGTAAATGTAATAGTAAATATGTTTTACAAAAAGATGTCGAAGGTGGAGTACAAATTAATCTCCCTACAGCAAGTACATCTGAATTAGTTTTAGTATGTAAAGAATGTAAGAATACTATGGCTTTGTATTTTGTAGAATCAGATGGATCTAGTCTCCTTGCAAAGAAACCACAGATTGAAAGTGTCTCAATAGAAGAAACACCTAGTGAAGAAAAATATGAACCTAAAATGGAGGTTGTAGAATAATGAGAATACAATTATATCATACAAAACCTTTTAAAGATTTATTAGAAAATAATCGTATTAAAGATAATATTAATGATATAATTAAGATTGCATTTAAGAAATATGAAAGTATAGATTTAGATAAATTAGATCTTTCTAAAATTGAGTGGAAAAATAATGGAGAATCCGTTTATGTAATTGATCATATAGAAGATGATGTTACTAAATATTACTGGGAATATCATGATAATTATATAAAAATAAGAGAATTAAATAATGGAATTAGTAACCTGGAAAGCAAAAGATACGAAACAACCTACCTTTAATACTACATTTTGGAAGAAATTTAGAACTACTAAAGGTAAGAATAAGAATAATGAGTTTGTAATAACTACTATTAAACGTAAATTACTAACTATAAATATGACTAAATTTATTCATGCTATTAAAATAGCTGGAGTAACTATATGGTATTATAAGAGTTTATAATATATGACTTGGGAAGAATTGATAATGAAGGATATATCATTAAGATTCTATAAAGATATTAGGGTGATTAAGGCTATATGCCATCACCCTTTTCTTTTTACTAAAAAACGCATAGAAGATCCTAATGATGTAAGAGCTATTATGATAACTCATTTTGCTAAATTTGTTATGAAACACTTTAAAAGTATGGAATCTAAACAAAGAAATGTAAAAAAATATGAGAATATAATAGCTAAGAGATGTAACCTTAAACAAAATAAAGAAGTATAGAGATGATATTTGATATAGTTGGATCAACAATAACTTTGAAACCAGAATCTTTATTAGTGCCAGAATTTAAAAAATTGTGGGATAGAGATAGATCAAAAGATAAGAAAAAAGCTATAGATGAAATAACTTATGTGGTTTTTTTATGTGATAAATCTGATAAAAATCCATATAAGAATTATTCAGAAATGGATAGAATACAAATGCTTCAAAAAGATTTCACTGTAAAAATAGACATATTGATTGAAGAGGCTGTAGAAAAATATAAACTACTTAATAATACTAGATATGAAAGAGTTGTTAATGCAGCTTTAGATTCATTAGAAGATATAGAAGATTATTATGTAGGAATTAGAAGTAAAGATAAAAAAGACTTTGATATAACTGAATATTTAGGTTCTATGGAAAAGTTAGGAAAAGCTATAAAGTCTCTGCGTGAGTTAGAAAAACAACTTGAAGCAGATAGAGCAGAAGGTAGCAAAGTTCGAGGATCAAGTGAAATCGGACTATATGAAATTCCAAAATAATTATGTATAGAGTAGACGTAAAAAAAATAATTAATTCATATAAATTTAAACAAGCAGCTTTATGCTATCAAAAGAATGGGTATTATACTCCTCATCCATTAGGAACTACTGCTTATATAAAATATTGGGATGAAGAAACTATTAGATGTTTAGAAGGATATACATCAGAAGATGGAGATTATATATCCGGATATAATTATTTCTACTTAAATTATTCTCCTATTATTATACGAGAAGAGGAGGAAGTTGAAAGAAATGGTAGGAAGTTCAAGAAGTTAAATAGTATTAGGAGTTTTCCTAATTTTTGGGATTATGATAAAGTATTTTTTGATGCAGTAGAAGAAGCTGAGAGAGAAGGTAAACATTTAGCTTTTCTTAAACCTCGTGGTATTGGAGCATCTTTTAAAGGTTCTAGTATGTTAGCTAGAAATTACTTTTTAATACCTGAATCAACTTCTCTTGCTATCACTGAAGAAACAGAATCTTTAACTAAAGATGGTATACTTACTAAGTGTTGGGATATAGTTGATTTTATAAATGAACATACTGCATGGAGTAAGAAATCTCAAAAAATAAATACTAAATTACATAAGAGAGCTTCTTTAATAATTGATAATGGTACTACTCAATTAGAAGTAGGTTATAAATCTGAAATAATAGGATTAAGTGTAAAGAATAATCCAGATAAACCTCGTGGCAAACGATTTAAATTATGTGTGGTAGATGAAATAGGATTAATAACAAGTCCTATACATTTATTCTCTAGTTTAAGACATGGAGCAGAAGAAGATGGTGAAGCATTCGGATTAATCTTATTACAGGGAACTGGTGGAAAAGAACAGGCTGACTACACAGAAATGCGTAGACTATTTTATGAACCAGATATTTATAATTTCTTAGAAGTAGATAATATTTGGGATGATGGTAAACAAGGAACTGGATGTGGTTTCTTTTGGCCTAGATATTATAATATGAGAGGATTTATGGATGAAGATGGTAATTCTCTTATAAAAGAAGCTAGAAATCATGAACAAGATGAAAGAGAAAAATTAATTACTAAGGCTTCTGATAAAAATCAAATAGATGTATTTTGTGCAGAAAGACCATTTTGTCCTGAAGAAAGTTTATTACAAGTAAGTGGTAATATATTTCCTAAAAAAGAATTATTAAATCATCTTACTTATATACAAAATAATGAAACTATAAAAAGTTACAAACAAGTAGGAAGTCTGGTACATGGTCCAAATGGATTATTACAATGGATTCAAGAAGACAAACCTAAAGATATTACTTCTTATAGAATAGGAAAAAATCAACCAAAAGAAGGATCTATAGTAATATGGGAACATCCTGAACCTAATTCTCCTTGGGGATTATATTCTGCTGGATGTTTAACTCCAGGAGAAAAAGTATTAACCGAGTTAGGTCTTAAAAATGTAGAGGATATAACTTTAGAAGATAGACTAATAAATAAAGATGGGGACTTTGTAAACATCAATACATTACTTAGATATGATAAAGTAGATGAACCTGTCTTTAAAGTACACATGTCAAATGTCAATAGACCTACTGTATATACACAAGAACATCCTTTACTAGTGTCTGATTCTCCAGATGGAGATTATGACTTTACAAAAGTAAAAGATGTAAAAGAAGGTATGTGGACTAAGTATCCGAATGTATACAATAGAGAACAAGGGATGCGTTATGATCTATTTGATAAACATAAAACTCATAGATCTAAATTACAAAGTACTATATTACATGATGAAGATTTTTGGTGGTTTGTAGGGCATTGGTTGGGAGATGGATTTAATCATAAGTATAAAGAAAACTATACTATCTATAACTCATTTGGACTAGATGAAACCGAATATGTAGATAAATATAAAAGTGTAGTAGGTAGATTATTTGATAGAAGTCCTAATTTAAAATTACAAAACGGTAGTAATACTCACAAGTTTGAATGTAAACAATTATTCTTATTTTTAGAAGAGAATTTTGGTAAGTATGCTATCGGGAAATATATACCAGAGTGGGTTAAGTTTATACCAATACATCTTAAAAAACACTTGATATTAGGGTATCTAGATTCAGATGGATCTGTTTATAAAGATAGAAATTATATAATTACAAGTTTTAAAAGTATAAATAAACCATTATTAAGAGCTATACAAGATATTCTATTTTCTATTGGAGTAGTTAGTTCTTTTAATATATCTTGTAAAGAATGTGTATATAATATAAATGGAAAAAATGGTATAAGTAGGGAGAGTTACAGTATTAAGTTAAACCAAACAGAATCTAAAAAATTAGCAGACCATTTTTTATGTGACTACTCTAGTAGAAAATTAAGAGTTGCTAAAAATATAGAATTAGGGAAGTACTCAATACAAAATAAATCTTGTATGTTATCTGATGATCTTAAATATATATATATAAAAATAAAAAATATAGATAAATCATTCTATACAGGGATTGTATATAATTTTGATTGCAAAACTCATTCATTTATTACTCAGTACTGTACTGGCCATAACTGCGATCCATACGATCATTCTCAAGCAGAATCTAGTGATTCATTAGGATCTATATTTATATATAAAGGGTTTCAGTCATTAGGAAAGACATCTGATACAATAGTAGCTGAATATACAGGTAGGCCTACTTCAGCAGATGATTTTTATGAAAATGTAAGGTTACTTTTACTTTATTATAATGCTAGATGTTTATATGAAAATCAGTGGCCTGGATTATCTGTATATATGAGGAATAAACATTCTGATTATTTATTAGCGGATCAACCAAGTATTATTTCTAAAATAATAAATGATAGTAAGGTAAATAGAGGAAAAGGTATACATATGACTACCCAAATTAAAGATTGGGCAGAACTTAAAATAAGAGATTGGCTTATTGAAGAATATGAACCAGGAAAACTTAATCTTACTAAAATATTATCAGAACCTTTATTGGAAGAATTAATCATTTATAATGGTGAGATAAATACAGATAGAGTTATAGCATTAATGATGATTATGATATTTAAAGAAGAATTACATGATCTACATATTAAACGTAGAGAAGAAACTGTAAAAACAAAAAAACTATTCGAATCCTTAGTATTTGATACAAATAGGGATTTTTATACATTTAATTAATTAAACTAGATGGATCTATATTATAAAAGGACTGAGTTTCCAGTACAGAAATTACCTATTAAAATGAAGGATACACCTTGGAGAAGGGGATGCACAGATGTTCTTATATCTAGGGAGGGGTCAACTTATGCAAGTGGTAAGTCACGTAGAGAGACTCTTAGAATAAATTATGATTTATATAGTGGAATATTCAGTGAGGATGATTTCAAATATGTAGTTAATCCTTATAATGTGGATGATGGTTTTCCAGCACATCCTCAGAGTATGAATATTATCAAACCTAAAATAGATCTACTTATCGGAGAAGAAACTAAGAGACCTTTTAATTTCAAAGTTTTCTCAACAAACGAAGAATCTGTTTCACAAGTTCAGGAATATCGTAAGAATGCTCTTATTCAAGAATATATATCTTCTATAGTAAACGAAGAGGATGAAGAAGCACTTGCTCAGAAGATGAAGGAAATAGATAATTATGTTAAAAATAAATACTCTTCTGTTATAGAAAATACTGCTTATAATTCCTTACAATATCTTCGTCAACAATTAACTCTAGATCATGAGTTTGTTAAAGGATGGAAAGATGGATTAATAGCAGGAGAAGAAATATATTATACTGGAATTGTTAATGGTGAACCTATGTGTGAGAGAGTAAATCCTTACCATTTCACTTATGATAATGATCCAGATATAGAATATATAGAAGATGGAGACTGGGCTGTAAGAAGGTTTCTAATGGCTCCAGGAGCTATATATGATAGATTTCAGGATGTTATGGAAGAAGGAGATCTTGATAAGTTATTAGCAATGGTTGGGGGTGATTCTTTATATCGTCGTCCAAGTGATGTTAATTATAACACTATCATTTATAAGGATAAGATAATTTCTGATGTAACTAACGATGAATTCTTTAAAGGACAACTTGTTCCAGTATGGCATGTAGTATGGAAATCTTTTAAGAAGATATACTACCTGCAAGATGCTGAGGAGAACGTTCTAGACATGTTTGATGAAACATATCGTCTATCCCCAGAAGAACGCGCTATGGGGCTTAAATTGGTCAAGGATTGGATTACAGAGATATGGGAAGGATATCGTATAGGAACAGACATCTATTTAGATATTAGACCTGTACAATACCAATATCAATCTTTAGAAAATCCTAAGGTATCTAAACTTCCTTATGTAGGAGCTAAATATAATGCTACTAATACTAAGAATAGATCTTTAGTAGATACAATGAAATCCTTACAATATATGTATATAGTTGTTTGGTATCGTTTAGAGTTAGCATTAGCTAGAGATAAAGGTAAGATTATAACAATGGATATTACTCAGATTCCTAAATCTATGGGAATTGATATTAAACAATGGTTACATTATCTTTCTGCTTTAGGTGTTAATTTAGTAAATCCTTATGAAGAAGGTTGGGATATACCTGGACGTGAAGGAGGTAGACCAGCTAGTATGAATCAGTTTGGTCAATCAGATCTTACTATGTCTAAGGTTATTGCAGACTATATAGGATTATTAGATAAGATAGAGGAAATGGCTGGAGAACTCTCTGGAGTATCTAGACAACGTCAAGGATCTATTTCATCTAATGAGTTAGTAGGAAATGTACAACGTTCAGTAGTACAATCTAGTCATATAACAGAACCTTTATTTGAAGTACATAATCAGATAAAACGTCATGCATTAACAGCTTTATTAAACTGTGCTAAGTATGCCTGGTCTGAAAATAATAAGAAGAAATTAAATTATATAACAGATGATTTTTCTAGGAAATTTCTAGAGATAAATGATGATTTTCTCTACTCAGATTTTGATGTATTTGTAAATGATTCTACTAAAGAAAACCAGAATTTAGAAGCTCTTAAAGGACTTATTCAACCTGCTATGCAGAATGGAGCTACATTATCAGATGCTGCAGTTATTCTTAGTACAGAGAGTTTAGGAGAAGTTAGACGTAAACTTAAAGAAATAGAAGAACGTCGTGCTGAACAAGAAGGTGCTGCACAACAACAGCAACAACAATTACAGGCTATGCAAGCACAATTACAAGCAGAAGCACTAGAAGCAGATAGAGAATTTAAACGTGAAGACTCTATACGTAAATCTGAAACACAAATTCAAGTAGCATTAATTGGAGCAGAAAGTAGACAGGATAGCGAAGGAGATAATGAATCTTCGGAAGATAATAGTTTAGAAATACAGAAACTTAATCTTCAATCTAATAAAATACAAGATGATGTTAGACTTAAACAAGCTCAGATTAATGAGGTAATTAGATCTAATTTAGTCGCAGAGAGACAGAAAGAAAAAGAAATAACTATTAAACAAAAGGTTGCCAATCGTCCGGCACCAAAATCTAATTCTAAATAATGGAAATAAAGAAACCTAATACATCTAAATCTCCTGATAGATTGGGTGTAACAATTAAAAGATTACCTACTGTTTTAGTAAATGATCTTAATAATCATATAGAAGCAGAAGTTTATTCATCTCAGATTTATCTTGCTATGGCAACATGGTGTGAAGATAATGGATACTTTGGGGGAGCTAAGCGATTTAGGAAATACTCAGAGGAAGAACTAGTACATATGCATAAGATATACTCATTCTTATTAGATAGGGATTTTCTTCCAATTACTCCTACTATTCCTCAACCTCAAAATACCTATAGTGATATTTTAGATGTAATAGAGACTGGTTATAAACATGAGATAGATATATCAGATTCTTATCATGTTACACAAGATTTGGCATTAAAAGAAGGATGCCATACAACTTATGCCTTTATCGAATGGTTTGTTAAAGAACAAATTGAAGAAGAGGCTAAATTTGCAAATTTAATATATAAATATAATATACTTATGAAGACAGGAGTTACAGGAATAGCTCTTATGGAATTCGATAAGATATTAGGAGAATAATACTAAAATAATTAATTATTATGGCACAAACTAAAAGCTTTGGTGGAATTAATTCAGTAGTAGATACGTTCTTACCTTCCAATATATATGGTGGTAATGAGACTATGATTGATCCCGAAGACATAGAAAAAGAAATGGAAAAATTAGATGAGATAGATCCTATTGAACCTAATGAATTACCAGATAAATCGGAGAAAACTCCTGAGAAATCATCTAAACTAGAGAGTAAAAAATCTATTGAAGTAGATGAGTTAGATATAGAAGACGAAGTCCTTAAAAATATTGACAATAAGAAAGATATAGAAGAGAAAAAAGATGAGGATGTAGTAGAAGAAGTAGAATATGAAGAAGCAGATTTAATTGATACATTTACTGATTTATTTGCAGAGGAACTAGATTGGAAATTTGAGGAAGGTGAAAAACCTAAATCAGTTAAAGAACTTATAGATTATATGCAAAATATAATTGAAGAGAACTCAGTTCCAGTATATGCAAGTGATGAAATAAAAGAGTTAGATGATTTTGTTAAACAAGGTGGAGATTTAGCTAATTACTATAAGAAAGTTTATAGTGCAGAAGTTAATATAGATACTGTAGATATAACTAAAGAGTCTGATCAGAAATCAGTTATTAAAGAGAATCTTCGTAATCGAGGATATTCTGAACAACGTATTGAAAAACTCATATCTCGCTATGAAGATTCTGAATCTTTAGAAGATGAAGCACAAGATTCTCTAGAAGAAATAAAAGAACATAGAGATAAAACTAAGGTTCAGCTATTAGAGACACAGAAAAAACAAGCAGATGCTGAATTAAAACAGCAACAAGAGTTAATATCAAGCGTACAGAAAATCATAAATGACGCCACAAATGTACGTGGTGTTGAACTTTCTAAAAAGGAAAAGCAAGAATTAATAGATTATATATTCAGACCAGAAAAAGATGGAATGACTAAATATCAAAAGGAATATAATAAAGACCTTACTAATCTCGTCGAGTCTGCTTTTTTTACTATGAAAGGAAAAGATTTTGTACAACAAATAGAAAAGAAAGCTACCGCAGACGCTACAGAAAAACTTAAACTTAAATTGAAAACAGCAGGAAAGAGTACAAAGAATACTGAATCCGAACACGAAGAATCAACTGGTAAGGTTGCCCCACTTTGGGAAATAGCAGGTAGACAATTAAGAAACTTTTAATATTAATTTAAATTAAAAAATAAAATGCAAGATACCGTATTAAACAATCTTCAACTCTATAGAACCAAATATTTTTCTGGCCTTGTAGATGAGAACTTGCTTTCAAATGCTTTAGTTACGGAGCCTCATAAAGTGTCTAATGTTTTATCCTATATTTTCGGTCGTTATGAAAATACAACTGTTGACTTTTTGACAGCAGGATTAGGTAAAACTGTCATTACTGAAAATCGTCAGTATGAATGGCCTGTAATGATTGAAAGTGAAAAAGCAATTGTAATTAAATTAGCTAAATGGCAGGGAGCAGCTATTACTGCAACTGATACGCCAGGTATGAATGGTACTCCTATCCAGTTATGGTTGGGTGAAAAATGGTTTGGTCCAGGTGCTATTCTCGAATTTGATGATAAAGATTATCAAGTAATCGTTCAAGGTACCCCTTATCAAGATGGTAGTGATTGGGTATACACAGTAGTAGTAGCCGATGGTCAAGCTACATCATATATACTTCCTTCATTATTAACAGCTGGAAAACAAGTTTCTCGTGCTGGTTCTGCTTATCCAGAATACAGTGAAGAAGCTGATATCGTAAATTATCAAACACCGTTTAAACTGCGTAATCAGTTAACAACAATGCGTTTGAGTTATGATATTACTGGTTCCGCTTTATCAGATCTTATGGTTATCGCAATGCGTGATCCTAAGACTAAAAAGACTTCTTATTTATGGAGTGATTATCAGGAATGGATTGCTTTACGTCAATGGTATAATACTATTGAATATCAGTTGGTATATGATAAATATACTAGTAATGCTGATGGTACTAACGATTTAGTTGGTAGTAATGGTAGACCTATTTATCGTGGTGCAGGTATGTTACAACAGATTGCCCCATCTAATCGTCAGAGTTATACAGTATTAACTGCTGACTTAATGGAAGATTTCTTATTCAATTTATCCTACAACGTATTAGGTGCTAATGAACGTAAGTTTGTAGCCCTTACTGGTGAAATGGGTATGAAAGAATTCGACCGTGTATTAAGAACCAAAGCCACTGGTTATACATTAATGGATACCCATTTTGTAACTGGTAGTGGTCAGGATCTTACTTTAGGTGGACAGTTCACTACTTATAAGATGTTGAATGGTCTTGAATTGACCTTGAAACATTTCCCATTGTATGATAATATCGTAAAAAATAGGAAATTACATCCAGTTAGTGGTAAACCACTTGAATCATATCGTATGAC